ATCTTTTCTTTTTCTTTGCATCTTCCTCATACCAGTTTTTTCTAATCGCTAATATCTCACGAGAAGATTTATCAATTGTAATTACATAGGGTCTTGCTATTCCATCTGGATCATCGAACTCATCTGGCATGTTCATGGTAACATGCATCTCAAGAATCGTATGACGGTCATCATCCTCTATGACTGCGCTCTCTCCATCAAGCTCATCATATTTTTCCTGAATGTCTGAGAAGTCTGGCTCTGGTTCAGGGAGATCAACCTTTTTGTAGAATCCTGCCACCTGTAGTTCTAGGATTTCGTTAGCTGTTTTCTTCATGATGTGTGTGTATCTAGGGCAGGAAGCCAGATCTGATGCACCATAAGAAGCAACGAAGTCTTCTGCGGGGACAAACATAGCTACAGGTCTATCCTCTAACGGATCATAGTAAACCTTTTTGAAAGCAGAACCTGCAAGCGGTAACTTGAAAAGCATTTGTTCTGTCTCATCACGGTATTCCGTCATCTCTTCAGTCAGAAGATAGTTCATTTCTGTCTGGATTCTGTCAGCTTGATCTGTCTTTTCTGGGGTTAATTTACCCATAATCTTGGTTCTTACTGGCCCAGACGCAGGGAATAACTCGCCCATTGCCTGTGCCTGAAACCTAACAACGGCCTCTGTAAGAACTGGATGGAACACTCCAGATGCCCCTTGCCACGGTTGGCTACGTTCTTCTATCTTCATCCCAAGAAGATCTAATCCTTTAACGTAGGCTCTTGCCCAGTCTTTTCTAGACTCACGATCAGAATTAAATTCTCCTACAAGTTCAGATGCCATTGATTGTAATTCAGCTTCATCAATAAAATCAGCTAGGTTTGCGTCATGGTCTGGCCCTGTAATGCTTTCGGTTATATCACCCTCAAAGTCTATAATCACTCCACCGTCACCAGTATCTATCGATACCGCATCAGGATTTACAATCTCTACTTCAATATTCTCAGCATCCGTTTCTTCGATTTCTAGATCTGAAGGTTCCATCTGCTTTTCAATAGCCATGACTATCTCCTAGTAATATTCGACTGGTCTTTGATATCTTGGCTCATCATCCCAGTCATCCATTTCGGCTCTTACCCAACCACCTTGCCTAAACCTTAGCAGAGCTTGTGTGGTCGAGTCCACTAAATCATCATGATCCCCAGAAGGGAATGATGCACACTCTTCAATCACTTCTTCTGCCCATCTGGTGGGAGGATACCATATTGAGCCGCTTGCGAACAGGTCTGTTATTGCATTTACTCTCGCAATCTTATCCTGTCCACGCGAAGGTGTAAACTCTGTAACTGGAATACCCATAGATCTAAGCTCAAATATCAGGGGCGCACCAGACGCTTTTTTCTCCACAATCATCTGATCAGGCTCAAATTCCATGTACTTATCGTATGCTGCACGTTTCAAATCAGGGAACTCTAGCTTTTCTTTGAATGCATCAAGCAAGATTATATTAGGTTGCCCTTCATAGTAGAACACACCCCACGTTGTGCAGGCGCTGTAGTCTGATCTTTGTGTTTTGAGGAACGCAGTATCCCAAGATTGTATGATAGCTTCGCACTGAGGCGGTCTATCGTTGTCCCATTCCTGCCACCATTCCCTTTTGATGAGCGCACCTTCCTCAGCGGTGGGGTCTTGTTGATACTGGGCTGACCATTTTGATACAGGAAGTTCTGCTTTCAGTGCATCCAGTTCTTCTTGAGACCAAAACTCAGGCCATAACGGTTTACCTGACGGCATGATTGCAGGAAACTCTATCACTTCCCAGTCATCCATACCCTTTCGATCTGATGTTGATTGCAGAATCTGACCAGTTAAATCACGTTTAGACCATCTGGTCATCACAACGATAATAGCTCCTCCTGGTTGCAGACGCTGCCGTGGGCCTGATGTGTACCATTCGTAGACTCTGTCGTAGACATCAGCGTTAAACTGCCCTTGCTGCGCGTCCTGTTCGCTGTGAGGATCATCTATGATCAAAAGATCCGCACCTTTACCAGTAACCGCACCGCCAACACCAATCGCAAAGTAATCACCACGCTTGTTTGTGTTCCATCTACCCGCAGCTTTCGAGTCTGATGACAGGGTAATGCCACTAAAAACTTTCTGGAAGTCATCTGATTGTATCAGGTTTCTAACTTTACGACCAAATCCTACAGCCAGTTCTGCTGTGTGTGCCGTTTGAATAACTTTCTTTTCGGGGTATTTACCAAGAAACCATGCAGGCAAAAGGAAAGAAGCGAACTCTGACTTGGTATGTCGGGGTGGCATGTTGATAATCAAACGCTTTAGCTCACCTCTAGCGACTCTTTCAAAGGCATCAGCCATCTTTTTGTGGTGAGTGCCTGATATAAAGCTAGGCCACATCAATCTAACAAAGCTAATGAAATCATCCTTAGAAGCAGATTTGTTCTCCACTTCCTCTAGTTCTGCCAGAAGATCCAGTAATTCTACCTGCTGTTCTACAGGTAACTGGGATATCTTATCTTTCATTGCAGCGAGTTTCTGCATCATCTCTCCGTTTGTAAGGTAGGCAGACAAAAGGGTGGGGTTGCCTACCTACCAAGAGACAGATAAGGGAGAATCTCTATCTCAAAATATAGTATATACTAATATATATATTTTAAGTATATATATATATTAATATTATATATATATTATATTATATATATTATATATATTACAGGTGGCACAATGGAAGTTTCAATACCCATGATATGGAATATCATCGTCACGCTCATTGTAGCGCCTATGGCGTGGTGGATTAGTCACATGAGTAGTGAAGTAAAACGACTCAACATCTTGCTAAACATGACGCGAGAGAACTATATTAAGCGAGAAGATCATCAATCAGAGATGTCTAGGGTGGTAGATCATCTGGTTAGATTAGAAGGAAAGATAGATAAACTAGCAGAAAAGGTCTGAAGACGGGAGATATTCGGTTAGGGTGTAACCATCGATCCAGTAAGTTGTGTGGCATTAGCGACAGGGGCGTACAAGACGATACGTGCGGCTATTTCTACAGGTAAAGACCTTCAAGATATGACAGGAACTTTGTCTCAATGGGGCAAAGCCTTTAGTGATTTCTCTAATCTTGAGGAACGTGAGAAGAATCCACCCTTCTGGAAGAAGACATTCAAGGGATCTGACGAAGAAACTGCCCTTGAGATCTTTGCAAATAAAAAGAAAATGGAACAAATGAGGGCTGAAATAAAAGATCACATATCTTGGACGTATGGCCCCAGTGCTTGGAAAGAAGTCTTGGCAATTGAGGCAGATATGCGCCGAAGAAGAAAGCAGGAGGCGTATCGAAAGCAAGAACAGATAGATGCTATGATAAATTTTGCTATCGGTGCTGCAATATTTCTAATAAGTGGGGGTATATTGTTTGTTGGCTTCTATCTTCTAGGCCAATGGCAGGGTAGGTGGTAGATGTGGGTACTATTATGGCTACAATTAGTGAGCGGAACCTTTGATCACTACCATGTCGGCAGCTATTCTACCGAAGAAGCCTGCAAAGAAGCTAAGGCAGAGGCCAAAGTTCTAGTAACCACTACCAATTCCAAAGTCGTATGCATCAAAATTGAGCGGTGAAATTAGTTCAATTGAACAAATACAAGTGGGCAGCACTAGATGAAGACGGCACTATCCTAATTATCAGCAGTAATCCCAATATAGTCAGAGCAAATGCACCAATAATAAAAAAAGCTCGCAATAAAAAGAAATATAACAGGCGAGCAAAGTCTAAGTGATATAACATATTTCGTTTTTTGAATGTATATTATAGAGGGGGTGTAGGATTCCTAGCAGTTTGTAATCGTTTGTGTGGAACATCATGTATACGCGCACATGCCCACGTCATGCATACAGGGGGGGTCGGGGGTAGGTGGGGTTGATCGACACAGTTTAAATTTATACACACACGGTTCGACCCAAAACACACGCTGAAAAGTTCAATCGAACTAACCTAGCAACCTGTTCAGTCTAGCCTCTAACTCAGCCTTGATACTTTCTGCGTCTCGCTCTGTCTTATCTTCCGTCTCAACCTTGTCCGTAAACAATGCCACTGATTTACCTAGCAGCTCTAATGCTCTGACCCTTGCGCCATCTGAGTTATCTGGATTGGTTGCCTCATCTGTGAGCTGTTTCAAAACGAAATCACTTCGAGAGAGGGCTAACATGCGCTGCTGTTTAACCCTATCGGCATTTAACACCTCTAACCTCTGGGAGACCTTTGGGTTCTGAACCAATAGGCATGCCTCTGTATGAATACATGCTGCACTCATGTTTGAGGCATCATATGCTAACCTGTATGCATCACTAAAGTTGTTACCCTCAAACACTGCTAAAGCGAATGCTTCCTGTTTATCTGTTAACCCTGTATTTTTACTGGTGGCACTCTTTCTCCTAGTACCTGCATGCTTCTTATTGCTACCTACTACTCTTAACTTAGGTTTCTTATTACTCATTAGTGCCATCCTCTAGACGCTGCGCTTGCTTTCGGGATTTTGGGCAAAACGAATCACCCTGATATTTTCACTATAATCTGGAGCAAACGATACCCAGAAAAAGTGCAATAGAACTTTTTTTATCCTAACATCTAAATTTTTTTTTGTCACGATATCCCTTTATTTATTGAACTAATTCAAATTAATTGTTTTTAATTGTAAATAATTGTTATTTATTGTTTGACATTGTTATATCGATATGCGAGAAGAATGACAGACGCAGGGAAGCAACGAGGTTTTAGCCCTCACAATCCCTCCGAATATAGGCTCACAAGCCACGCCAATAGGCTCACCAAAGCAAACTGCCGCGAGGCACACGCCCCCAGATATACTGGATGGTCTGTAACAGGGAAGTAGAGGGACTGAACGACAATGCATGTGTAATAGAGCGCGTAAAGATGTCTGCTTAATGTAAACGCTGCGAGTGCCGCCACTGAGAATTTGGGTCAGTGAGGTGGTTGAATGTAGAGAACAACAGCTTGCAGTAGTAGTGACGCAGAGATCAGCGCAGAGTGAAACAATAGAGAGCGGCAGCAATCAGTTGCCGTTGTCATGGTTTCATTTAATGGAGGTAAGCCAGTGACATTTAAAATCAAAATAAACCATCGCGGTGCAGTCGCATATGACTACGCAAAAACAGAATACCTTGCAAAACAAAAAGCCAGACTGATAGCTAGAAAAGCAGCAAGGTCACGGTTCTTAAATAATCAAGTTGTGGACATCATTTATGTCGAGGATTGCTTAGGCGGTCTTAGAGCTGAGTACAGAGTAGATGACACACGCTACATTATGGGAGAGTAAAAATATGGGTTTAGAACGTATTGTGATTGAGAGAGTTACTGAAAAACTTCCTAACAGCGATCCAAACTTTGTTTGCGGATGTTTGTTTGCTTCTGTGACAGAGGGTCAAATTGATGACGTGATTGGCGCAATTAATGAAGTAGTTGCAGATCATATTAAAGTTGAGGTTAACGGCCCAATACAGGGCGAGTATGCTTTCGACATAATATAAGAACATGAGACCATGAGTGCAGCCCTATGGGGCTGTAGTCGCGGCATCATGCCGATAACAGAAATTGTCAGCCAGAAAAGGATGAACAGATGACAAATTCAAAAAACTTTACCGTGTCCGAAACAGCAATCAATAACATCTACAACGCAGAGCAAGAAATCGGTAAGCTCAAAGGTGTTAACAAAGAAAACAACGAGGCTGCTAACAGCGCCAAGATGTCAGCATATGGTGAGGTCATTGCCTCTATCGCTCACGTCAAGCTTGTCAAAGGCAACCTACCTCGTGCAACATCAAAAGCCCTCAAGGGTGCATTGATTGAACAGGCAGGCGTCAAAGAGGCTACCGCTAAACGCTACCTTGAAAACAGTGTAGGCGCTGTCAGATTGATCAAGGATCATATCGGTGACATACCGACACAGTACACACCTGATGCAGTTGTACAGGATCTCTCATCAATGGAAATCGATAGCGAGAACAAGCTTGCTAAGGCTGTCAAAGGTGAGCCTGATAAATCAAAAGCACAACGTCTCGCAGAGCAAGTTGTCGGCAAATTCTCAAACAAAAAAGATGAGAACGGAAAAAGGGTACAGGGTGATGTATTCAAAGATGGCTTGACTGATGACGAGCTTGACGAGTTCAACAACGCTATGCGTGAGCTTATGGCTGCACGTACAGCATACCGCAACTCAGAAGCTGCAAAGGCTGCTGAGGCTGAGGCTGCTAACGAGAATGTGACTGTCGATAGCGCAGTTGCTGAGTTCACTGACGCAGCATGAGACTGAGCAAGCGTGAGAGACGCATAATATTTGCTGAGGGCGTTGCTTCTGGCATCGCCTTCACTGCCTTTACTGTGGGCTTACTCATAGTGGTACTTGCATTTTAATAGCAGCCCTTCGGGGCTGTAATTTTAAGTGCAATAGAACTTTTTAAAAAAGGAGGATCAATGACTGATGAACTCAAAGAGATGCTTTTGGATTACCTACGAGACATGACAAAGCGTGGTGATTATCAAGCAAAACTTTTGTTAAGTTTACTGGAGGAATAATGGAACTAGAAGATACCTACAGCATGAACATAGTTGAGGCATACAAAGAATTTAGTATGCAAGAACTAAAAGACATGCTTGTCAAAGCCAATGAGGATTTTGACGAGGCTGTAAAAGAAGAAAGAGAGAGCGGTCTACGCTCCAAAAGAGACAGAGTAGAGACATGCTCTGTAAAAATGGAATGTCTAAATTTTGTAATTGCAATCAGAAAAGCAGATGAACTGCTTTCAACCCTAGAGAGGAAATCCTGATGAAACTATCTCAAGCAAAGGCCATTGCTAAGGCCGCTATCACAGTCAAGACAGACACCCTTGATTGTGTGCCATACCTTGTATCTGGTGCAGGTATTGGTAAGACCACCGTTGTCCACGAGATCGCCAACGAACTTGGCATTGACTGCCAGATATTATCACTGGCTCAGTACGATGCAGGTGAGCTTGCAGGTTGGGTACTACCCAATGCTGACGGTGAGACGATGGATCGCAGATGTCCTGACTGGATGCCACGAGATGGCAAAGGTATCTTGTTCCTTGACGAGCTACCACAAGCCCCAGTGTCTAACCAAAACATTGCCGCACAGTTGGTCAATGAGAGACGCATAGGCAAGCACTACCTTCCAGATGGTTGGCATATCATAGCGGCAGGTAACCGCATGTCTGACCGCGCAGGTACAAACAACATGCCCTCTCACCTCA